GGTTCATCAGCTTCTTCAATGTTGACAGGTATTCAGTCAAGACCTTATCCCATGCCCTGAAACTGTCATCTGATTCATGGGTTATTCCCATTTGGTCATACATGTACAGTCTGCAATGTTCATAACAATCTTCAAGCAGGTCAACAATGATGGTCTTGAAATCATTGTCTTTCTTTTCAAGTTCCTCAATAACTTCTTTGAACATTGCCCATGCAAAGGTTCTTTTTGGTGCTAACCTTCCGTTTGCTTCAACCTTATCCCTGATTGCAATGTAAGGGGCATCAACAAACTTAATATTTCCATCTGTGTTCAACATCAAGGGGTCAGGAAACTTATTTGCAAATGTGGTCTTTCCACTGAACGGTGACCCATACATCCAAATGACTTTCTTTTCAATCTTTTGGATGTTCCTTCTTTCATTTTTTGGTAACAACATATAATCAATTCCTTTCTCACAATAATTTTGGTATTCGCACCAGTTACAAAGATAGGTGCTGTTTTTGTTGAATTCCGTTGCTTCAATGGTGTGCTTTGTGTTCAGTAAGAAGTTAATGACATTGTTTGGGTCATAATCTATTTGAACCAGTTCAGGTTCTAAATCTGCCAGTTCATCAAGGATTCTTCTTCTGAACTCTGACAAATCTTCTGTCTTTTTCTTCTTGATGTTGACCTTCGGAACAAACAAGAAGAACAGGTTTCTGATGTACTTGCCAGGGTTGCACTTTTCAAAGAAATATTTGTACAGGTGCAACTGGTCTGACTGCTTATAGTTCTTGATGTTATTGGAATATTTGAAGTCATATATGTCATACTGATTTGGAACTTCCGAATCATGGAACATTGTCACTGGTGCAAGAAGGTCAATATAACCAATGAAATCTTCCGTTGAAATCTTGACTTCAAATTCCCCTTTGGGTAACAGCTTTGATGCCCTTGGTATCAAGTATTCAAGCTTAATTGCTTCATTGATATGGTCATCTGTGATTATTGGATATGACATGAAGTATTCATCAATTGCTTTTGTCACACCCTTTTCCAACCCTGTGTGAAGTGCTGTTCCAATAATAAGCGGATGGTCAGCATTATCAGGGGGCAAGGTCAGTATTTTGTCACGATAACGCAGCTTGTACTTGAATGGGCATTTTTCAAAGCATTCAATTCTGCTGTGTGAACATTGCATCTTTTCACCCCTTTCACTATGTTTTGAAATTGTTCAAATCCTTTCGGATATAGAACCAAACCTATTCCATTTGACCCATTGATTGCTGCTGTGTTTTTAAGCTGCAAGTCAGACGGTTTTCCTGTATTACCTTTCAGTTCTGCACTTATGAAGAAACCATTCACACAAATCAACAGGTCAGGGATACCGCTTTTCTGATAACCGCCACCCCAGGTCTTTAAGAACCAACCACATTCATGTGTTGTTTTCTTGTCCTGTGCTGTTCCTGCTGCATAGATTCCTTCTGATTCAAGCCACTTTTTGACTTTGTTTTCAAATTGCTTTTCACTTCCCATTACTTGTCATCACCTTTTACAGTGACCTTGATATAAGCTGATTTTGCAGATACTTTGGAACACTCTTTTGCAATTGTAGGGTACTTCTTTTTAAGTTTCGCACTGTCAATGCTTGTGGAACTTGTTGCTGCCACATAGGTGATGTTCAGAATGTCAGATTCAAACTTCTTAACATTGAACTTTTCCATTGCTTCTTTCAGCTTGTCTTTCAGTTCCTTTTCCTGTTCTTCAAGTTTTTTCTTTGCGATTATCAGGTTAGCAATTTGTTGAAGCACTGAAAGCTGTTGTTCCTTGAAAGCTACAAGACCTGTTTCTTCATCAAATGTTGCTTCACCGCATGTTTTTGGTTCACTTTCACATGCTTGTGTGCATTCTTCAATGTGGGGGCAAGAATGACAGCAACCATCAAACTTTTTCAATGGGCATTCATTGTTACACTTAATCATTTTTGAAAACCCCTTTCATTTCTTTTATGGAATCCTTAATTGCCCATACCAAGAATGGAATTAAAGGAACAAAGATTTCACCGCCTGTTCCGTTGTAACCCCTTTCCAGGTCTGCAATTGTGAATATGTATGGTGTGATTCCAAAGCATAAGCCAATGAAAATCCACCAACACACCTGTTTAATTTTTCGTTTCATAATTTTCATCACTTCCTTCTGTTATTCGCTTGTTCTTTACCAGTAACCCATCTACAATTATCAGGTGAATAACCTTTGTCATTGTCAATCCTATCAATTGTCAGTTTTTCAGAATACCCATGTGCTATTGACCAATCATAAAAAGCTTGAAAGTTATTCACCCATTCTTCACAAACCTTGATTCCTCTTGAACCATACCATTTGATAAAATCAGGATTGCTTGGATTTGAACATCTTTCATTCATATTGCACCAAATATTGTGAAGTCTGCATTTGGATTTTCCATGCTTAAAGTTCCTTTTGCTGCAAGTTTCTTTTGCCTTTTGGACTGAATAACATCCACATGACTGTGTATGATTACTTCTTAATGCACCTGCTGTCACAATTGTTTCTTTGCCACAATCACAGGCACAAAGCCAATATGAATTGTAATGTTTATCTTTTTTAATGAATTTCAAAACTGTCAGTTTGTTGAACCTCATACCAGTTAAGTCCTGCATCAAACATCACCTTCTTCAAATAAATAATTTGTGTAGTCAATTCCCTTTGCCAGTGCTTCATATATCCTTTCTTCAACTGAATCCTTACAAATCATCTGATAATAAAAGCAAGGCTTTTCCTGACCTATTCTGTGAATTCTTTTTTGTGACTGCATCCAATCTTCACATTTTTCAGTTGGGGTAAAATATACAACCTTGTTTGCTTTCTGAAGATTTAAGCCTTTTGCACCTGCTTGGTATTGAACCAATGTGATTGAATCATCTTCCATTTCATAAGCGGTCAAATCTTTGATGTGACCATTTACCTGTGATATAGGTCTTTCAAGTTCTGTTGCTATTCTTTGAAGTGCATCCAGTTCTGAATTGAAATTATAAAATACAATCAGTCTGTCTTTAGTACTGGATGCCAAATCTTTGAATGCTTGAAGTTTAGCTTTGTTGTAATGACCGCAAAGCATCCTGGAATATAATCTTTTGGTTAGTGTGCTATCACCAACCAGTTCAACTTCATCAATTGTTACAAGTCCTTTTTTTCTGAACCTGGTATATTCTTTTGTTTTCTGAACCATGACTGGAATGAAAACCTGTTCAGGAAGGTCAAAGCATTCTTCTGTTTTCAAGAACACTGAACCATGGTCACGCATCTTTTTCTTCAAGCGGTCAACATTCTTGTATGGTTCTTCTTTATCAATTACAAAGTGAATGAATCCATCATCTTCCATCTTGACCCAGTTCACATACTGCCTGTTGTAAAGGTCTTTGCTGATGTTCCATCCAAGCAGGTTCATCTGTGACCACAAATTTTCATACTTCCCTGATGTGGGTGTTCCTGAAAGAAGAATCACATTGTCAGGGTTCATTTTAAGGATGAATTTTGACCGTTTAGCAGTATCATTCTGTATCAGTGATGATTCATCCAACATCATAGTAAACCGTCTTAATTCAAGTAATTCTGACCGCCTGAACACCAAATCATAATTGATTATGCCAACAATCAAATAAGGGTATAGGTTTTCTTGCTGATAACTTTGACCAGTCAATTCATCTTCAATGAAATTCGGTTCTGTTGCTGCTCTTGATTCTTCCATAAACTTTGCAAGCTGCTTTTTATCTGTCAGATTGAAAATCAAATTTTCACAACAGAAATCTTTGTCATGCTGTGCATAATATGTTTTGAAGTGCTGCATCCAGTCATCAATCTTTGATTTCTGACAGATTACCAAGTTGACATTTGAACCAAGCTGAACCATTTTTTCTGACCCAACAAATGTTTTTCCAAGACCCATGTCAAGGTAATAAGCAACCTTGTTGAAAGCTTTGGTCTGTTCCAGTGCTTGTCCTTGATGTGGATATAGTTGCATCAAATCACCTTACCTTTACACCAGTGATGTTGAAGAACTTGTCTGCATCAAAATTTGGAATATTCATGATAACTTGCTTTTCATTCTGTGAAAGACCGTTCCACCATTCTTTGCAGCAATCTGTGTTGTCACGAATTTTCAAATAACCACCAGTGGTTTTGTATTCGGGGTGTTCAGCTTTTTCAGCATCTGACATTTCATTTTCCCAAATCCAGTCAGCAGGTCTGAAATCAATTCTGTTCATTAGCCAGTAAGCTTCTGAATTTCTCCATTCTTCAAAGGTCATATCTGTTTCTTTATCAAAGAACCGTAGCTTCTGACTTTGAGTATTAAAACAACCCACCGTATTGGAAGCCTTGTTCCAATCACCGCTGTTACGATTACCGCTGTTCCAATCACCGCTGTTGCAATCACCGCTGTTGCAATCACCGCTGTTCCAATCACCGCTGTTACGATTACCGCTGTTACGATTACCGCTGTTGCAATCACCGCTGTTGCAATCACCGCTGTTCCAATCACCGCTGTTACGATTACCGCTGTTACGATTACCGCTGTTGCAATCACCGCTGTTACGATTACCGCTGTTACGATTACCGCTGTTGCAAAGACCAGTGCAAGCCTTTCCTGTGTTGACTATGGTCAGGACTTCCTGCCATGTGACTTCACGCACTATTTGAATTATGTTGGTGCAGCATTTGTCACCATCTTCTGCAATATCACCAAGTGCAATGACTTCTGCAACTTTGTTTTCAGTGTTAAAGTTGTAATAATTGAAACAGTCTTTCGCCTGTTTGCAGAAATGAAAACCACTGTCACAAACTCTTGGTTTCACATCTTCTTCATAAACCTTGCCAACTTCATACTGAAAACCCCTGCATGTCCAATCAGGATTGAACACTTTGAACCCCTTTACATTTTCCATGTTTGAACCATCCTTTCTTAAAGTCCTATATACTCATTTAATTTCTTTGGTGAAATGTGATAAGAAAATCTTTCACCTGACAACTTGACTGCAAATCCAAATGGGGCAATTCCCCTTTGCAATGACACCCTGACAAATTGCCTTGACTTACCAAGAAGCTTTGCTGCCATATCCACAGGTACATTCTTCAAACCGCTTGGGTCAGCAGTCATATCAGGGCATGTGGTTGTTCCATTCAGGAATGCCACTGAACAGTCCAGGGCATCCGCAATCTTGTTCAGGGGAATTTCCTTTGGTTCATTTTTCCCTGATACATATTGACTGATGGATGACTTTCCAATTCCAGTCAAAGTTGAAAGCTCAGCTTGTGTCATGTTTCGTTCCACCATTGCCTGTTTCAATCTTTCTGAAAAACTCATTTTCAACCATCCTTTCTTTCAATTTAATTAA